CCCAAAGCTGGGTTGGCAGTATTTGGCGCGCCAGCATTGCAACGCCACCTTGGGGTTTTTGCCGCCTGTGGTTTCGACGCGAAACGTGACGGCCACGGCGCCGACGCTGCCCAGCAGCACGGCTTCTGCCATGCGTTCAAAAAACTTGCCCTTGCGCAGCAGCGCCGCCATGGACGCAATCTTGGCCTTGTCCTTGTGGCGCACCTTGGGCGCGTGCCGGCCGGTGAACAGCTTGCGGGTGCACCAGCGCGCGACCATGCGCGGCAGCCGGTACTGCGCCGACGGTCGGCGCTCGGTCAGCGGTATCAGCTCCTGCGTGCCTGGCTTGACCTCGTCGTAAAACGCATAGTTCAAATGATTGTAAAAGGCGCCGTCGAGCAGGCGGTCGCGCAGGTCAAGGCAGCGATAGCGCGAGTCCTCGCTGGCCCAGTCGGGGTATCGGATCGCCTGCGCGATTTTGCGGAACATTCAGGCCCCCTGCGGCGGTGGTGACGCGTCGACCTCGTCGCGCATGTTGACCGACGTGGCGAAACGATTCTGCAGATAGCTGATTCCGGCCATCAGCAGGTGCACTGTGCCGCTGTCGTCTTCCCAGCCGTCGCACAGCCAGCCGCCCGGCTTGACGAATGTGAACGCGATTGCGCGTATTTGACCGGCCTTAGCGCGCTCAAGCAGCTGCTCCAGCTTAGCGATCACATTGGCCTGCGGCTGCAGGTCGACAGCAACCTGCGGGTTGGCGACGCCGGGGAAGGTGCGCACGTTGTCGGTCGTCATGCCGCGGCCTCGTCCACCCAGGCAAAGTCGATCGCGCCGCCCGGCAGTCGCACCATATAGCAATTCGCTGGATATGAACGACGTACGCTGACGACGGCCGCCACGCAGGGGTCCTTGCCTTCCTGCACGCGCTTGTGCAGGAGTGCCAGCACCGCGGCATCAATCACAGCGTCGCTGTGGCGCATCGTTTGTTTGGTCACAATTATGGTCATGCCGCGACCTCGTCGGCCGGCGTGTCCAGCGTAAAGCGCCGCTCGTTGACCGTGTCCTGCTTGCCGGTATCCTCGTAGCGCACCAGCCAGCTGCCGGCGCCGTATTGCGGCTGCGGCAGCTGCACCGTCGCCAGGCGGTGACCGCCGGCGGGTCGCCAGCCAGCGTCGCACGCGACCTCGACGACGTCGCCAGCTTGGTATGGTCGCGGCTGTCGCATGGACACCGTTGGAATCAGCGCAGCGGTCGGCTGCGCGTTTATGAGCCAGCGCGCGCGTCGGCGTCAAGCGTCAGCCGGTGATCCCCATGGCGCGCTCGATCGCCTTGCGTTTGATCCACCGCCACAGCCGGTCGGCGGCCACGCCGTTGTCGTTTAACCGATATCGCCGCCACCGCTTGGCCTGCCGACCGTACACCCGCCGGTGCATCAGGTCGACCAGGCGCCAATGGTCGCCGCACAGCCATTCGTCGAATTCGGTGCGCGCGGTCGTGTGCCGGCAAAACGGCACGCAACAGTGCAGGCGGCCGGCGCGATTCCGCTTTTTGCCGTCCTGGGTCAAGTAGATTCCCCCTGCTTGCGCCAGCCAGGGTAAACGGTTGCTTAACTAACGCACCTGCTGCCTGGCGGCGTCGATAGGCGGTCGGCCGACCTTGCGCGGCTTAGGAGACAATGTCACTTGGACGTCTGTCATTTGTCACCTGGATTGTCACCTTGCGAAGATCGGCAGCACCTGGGCGCCGCCGGACTGCGGCTGCGTGCGCTTTTTCTTCTGCAGCCTGGCGTAGCCGCCCGTCATGGCGTCGGTCTGGTCCTTGAACTTGCTGCCGGGGAAGTTTGTCACTTCCTCCAAAAACGTGTCGTTCCACGGCCCGACGACAATCTCGACGTTACCATTTTCGGCCTGCGTAGCCATGGGCTCCGCGCGGTCGATCTTGCTGCCCGTCTCAATCAGCTTATGCGCGTCAAAGCCGTCCAGCATGCTGACCATGTCTCGCGCCACCGTATTGTGCACGACGATATCGCGCACTAGAAACGACGCCTGTCCGCGTACCGTCAGGCAGCGGCACGGTCGGACGCCAGCCGGCGTCACGGACATGACCTGATCCGGCAAATAGTCCTCGTCGAAACGGCGATAGATCGACGCGTTGGCCAGCGACGCCAGTCGGGCGGCCTTGAACGAGTGGTGCACCGGAATTCGCTTCAAAAACCGGCCATAGGCGTCGTCCTGCTGGCGCATGCGCAACAGCCAGCTACGGTGGCGTTTCTCCAGATATTTGCCATTCTTGGTCTTTAGCGTCGAATTGATGCCAAGCCGCAGCAGCAGGTGCTGCACATCCTCAAGCAACGCCTTGCTGACGCTGTAGAATATGACCTCGTGCGCGTCTTTCGATACGAATCCGTCACAGGCGAAATAGGCCCCAAGGAATTCAGCCACCAACGGGCTGGGGGCGCCAAACACCCATGCTGGCACACGTTTGGTATAGGCATTGTGCCCGGCCAGTCCGGTATCACGCAGCCATGACTGCAAGCCCGCTGCGTTGATCTCGCCGCGCCGGTAACCATTGCTGGTGCGGCCACCAACGGATTGCACGCAATGCCGGAAGTCCAGCAGCTCAACATGGTCGTGACAACAGAACGACGATTTGCTGCTTTGCACCTTGCGTTCCGGTCGTCGGATGCTTGTCACCGATCCATCGCCAATAAAATAGCCAGCAAGCCGGAACTCTTCCGCCGAACGATCAGCGATCGCCGCTATGCGCGGAGTACTGCGGAGCGCGACAACGCTGCCTGGGCGCAGGGCGCCGGCAGCCACCCAATCGTCTGGCGTGAGAAACGGGTGGTCAAGCGCCGCCACGACTTCGCGCCCGGATCCTGTCTTAATGCACACCGTCGGCAAGTCGCCCTGTTGAAACACAGCGTCGACCATCCCAGGCACACCATCCTTGCCTATGACGGTGTCACCAACAATGATTTCCTTAAGCGGCACCTGTTGGCCATCGCCGCGCAAGATCAATTCTTCCTCCCAGATTGGCTTGCCGGCGCTGCCAGGGTCTTGCGGCACCTGCACCTCGTAGCTACCGCCCAGCTGGGCAATGCGTATCTGGTCGGCCAGCGCCGTCGCCTTGACCAGCCGGCGCACCAGGGGCGCCTGCTCGCGACAGCGCTGCACGTCGGCAATGCAGTATTGCGACAATGTCGGGTGCTTGCCCAGCAGCACGCCGGCGGTGTAGGGCGGGTCGGCCGTATAAGTCGCCTCGGTGTCCGCCAGGTCCCAGTGCCGCACCCAGCGATAGCCCAGCGGCATGGCTGGCCTGGGCTTGAACCAGGCGCGCTTGAACATGCCGCCTTCGCGCGGCACCGGAGTCTGTTGGTGTTGCCCAGAAACTGCGTATGCGGTCATCTCGCGTTCAAGTGCATCCACGGTAGCTAACGGGAATCGTTCAGGAAATAGCAATTCCCCCTCTTGCCGGCGCGGGTCAGTGAATATCGGCGTCGTGCAGTGCCGGCCGGCCTCGTAGCGCATGGGCAATATCAGCGCGACGTGCTGCACCCCGATTTGCTCCCACACCCCGCTGGGGTCATCCTGATGCACCCGCTGCATAATCAGCGCGATGGCCGACGCCACCGGGTCATTAAGACGAGTTGGCACCGATTCCCGCATGATGAACTTAGCCTGCTCGCGATCGGCGTCCGACTTGGACTGCGGCACCGACAGCGGGTCGTCGATCGTCAGCACGTCGCCGCGGCCGCCGGTCAGCCCCTCGAACGCCACGCCCTCGCGTGTGCCCTTGCTCGAATTCTCAAACGACGTTTCGGCCACGCGTGTCAGCTTCACATGCGGCCAAAGCGTCTGATACCAGTCCGAAAGGATCAAATCGCGGGTCTTGCGCGTGTCGCGCTTGACGTAATCCGCCGAATAGCTGGTCGACAGGAAACGCCGGTGTGCCAGATTGCACGGTCCCCATTGCCAGGCGTTCCATAAAACACTGACAATCAATGATTTCCCGACGCCTGGCGGCACATTGAAGCGCACCTTGTTCGGCAGCCCCATGGCCAGGAAACGACCCCAGGTCAGAGCCTCAAGGTGATCGCATATCGCACGCACCACCCAGCCCTCGACAAACTGCGTCCTGGGCTCAAGGACGTGCCAGGCCTCGCGCACAAAGCCGATTAAGGTCTGGCAGCGCGCGCGGATAGCATCCGCGTTCGCCTGCGTGTCTGCCCGCTCGCGCTCAGTGGCTCGTTGGTGCTTTGCCTGCTGGATCGCCTGCAGCAGTTGGGTCGGCGAGATTCGCGACAACACTGAGAGCGCCAAGGACTCGCTCGAATTGCTCAATATCGCCCTCCGGTAGTTTGCCCAAGATGGCCGCCAGTGCCGCAATGTCCAGCGGACTACCGTCCGGATTGGTGTGCGCCACGCCGGTCAGCCGGCGGTGGCAATACATCGCGGCATCGCGCGCGGCCATGCGGGCATACGATAGCTCATTCCTGACCAATTCGCGGTCCAGCGGCCGACCGCCTTCCCTGCCCTCGTCAGCCTTGGCGCGCGCCTGCTCGCGTCCGGCTTCGTCCATGTGGTATCTGGCGATCGACAGCAGCATGTCGGCCGGGCTGGCACCGGCATGCAACGTCTTTATTTCGGCCGCCACCGCGCTGGCGCTGCTCGCAACGCCTGGAATGGCCAATTTATCGGCTTTTGGCTTCCGCCCGGCACCTGGTCGCCATCCACCTCGTGGCATGTTTTTGAATTAGCCCTGCAATCAATCTGGAATCGGTCGGGGGCGATATTGAGCCCGTGCGGATCATAAGGCAGCTTTGCGCGCCAATGCAAATGGTGCTGCAATTAACGGGTTTGCACGTTGCGCTGGGTGGCGCGCGGAGCCATGTTTGATTTGATCGAGAATCAAAAGAGCCGCCGGCGATGCTCGTTTACAAAATCACCAACATGCTGACCGGTGCCGAGTACGTCGGGCTGACGTGCCGCAGATTGCTGACAAGGTGGAGCGATCACAAGGCGAAGGCGCGTGCCGGAACAAAAACGCCGCTATACAACGCAATGCGTAAATATGGTTTTGCTGCATTTTCGATCGAGGCAGTTGCGTCTGCCAAGTCCTACGATGCGCTAAAAGCCGCCGAGGTGGCGATCATCGTGACCTCGGGCGGAAACCTCGCCGTTCACGGCGGGGAGGAAGCCCGTTGAGCTTCCACGTATCGCTTGACCCTCTCAAGCGGAGCGCCACCGGCACTGGCGGCAAAGTAGGATGGCGACCAAAGAACACTGCGCCAATAGCGAGCAGCAATATCCCGGCGCTCAAGTCTGAGCAGTCGGGACGAGGTACCCTTGAGGGCATTAACCATGCTTATCCGGTTTAGACACACAGCCCTAGATGTAGTGGTCACGGGAATACCAGCGTTTTGCCATTCCATGCGCAGTCAGGAATGTTCAATTTGATGTAAGCCAAAATGTCGGCGTCCAGCGTGGCGCGCTTGGCCTTGTAGTCGGCGTACAGCGTGGCGCGCTTGGCCTCGTAGTCGGCGTACAGCGGGGCGTGCTTGGCCTTGTAGTCGGCGTACAGCGTGGCGTGCTTGGCATTGTAGTCGGCGTACAGCGTGGCGCGCTTGGCCTTGTAGTCGG